AGTGGATGGTTGACCCCAACTATATTTAAATCTTTGATTATTCACACCCTTTGGATGACAATGATTAAATGCATCAAATTGTACAAATTTAAATGATTGTTCATCAAATGGTCCTATGTTATGAACACCTGCCCACTCATCTCCAACAATATCATTTAACCAAAGGTCATGAACCCAATCATTTGCACCTACTTCAGGGTCATTCATATTTTGAACAATTCTTACCTTGAAATCATCACCCTCATCATATTGTTGTGTTCCATTACATTCACTACACATAACTGTATATTGATTATATTCTTCAGAACAAGGACGACCATCTTCACAATATCCAAATGGTATATAGATATGAGTTGAATAAGTATAAGTTTGATTATATCCTAAATCAGGTGTGTTGAATGCTGGTGTATTAACGAAGTTATTATCTATATGATTCCATTGTCCAGAACCTAATCCTTCAATGTTATCAATTCTAAAATCGTGTCCGAATCTTATTGCATTGGAGTCTGTAATTAAATTACCATTTTCAGTTTGGTTAGCAACTTTGCTAACATTTGTAAAATATGGTGATGGAATATCATTTACACCAGTGAATGTTGTTGAATGATTTGAATAATTTAATCCATAATCTGGTTTTCCTAATGGGATTAAATCAATTTCCGATTGATTATTATCACAAGCGAATCCAAACATTTGATATATTTCTTTTGGTTCATTAAAAAATCTTATATTGGTTAAATCCACATTACCTAATGATTTTCCAAGTTCTTCTTTATTTGTAGTTAACCCACTATATATTAATTCACCACTATTATTAGGTCCACTGTATCTTGGGATTTCAAATTGAGGTAAAATTTCAAACTCATTATTTAATGTTGAATCCATTTTTGATAATGCAATTTCTGTTTTTAATTTATCACTTTCTTTTTCAAAAAATATTGATGTTTTTGCACCCCCACAAGCTTGATGTCCTGTTAAATGAAAGAAGTCTGCATAGTTTCCAGCATCATCTGGACTTGATTGAATATCCATACTTCTTCCATCCGCGTCTCCAATTAATGCATAAGTTCCATCACCACAAAGAGCTCTTATATAAGATACATCTTGAATATTGTTTGGTGTATCTCCAGGTATTATAGAAAGAAAATTAAAATCACAACCAATGTTTGATAAATCACCATTGAAGTTTGGAATAACATCTTCATCAAAGTATGGGTAATCTTGTGCAAGATAAAATTCATCATCACCGGGTGGGGTCTGGTCACTCCTTAATGAAAACTCAACTTGTCTACATTCATTACCAACAAATCCAATTTGTCTTTTAATAGCTTTATAATAAGAACTCTCTTGTGAAACTCCACCAATGACAGGTGATATATTTTTATATGGAATATATGAAAATCCATCTTCTGAACCAAAGTATTCAAAATCTTCATCCAAACCCTCATTAACATTTATCCTAACCGTAAATTTTTCATTATGTAATACACCAGCCGGTTCATCGTGGTTTGGTGTTCCATCTTGATTTTTAGTAGGTCTTGTTCTTAACATATAACCTGTTACTTCATAAATACCTGCTTTTGTATAAGTATGATAAGTAGCAACATTAGAACCTAACCTAAATGGTTCATCTGTAAATTCTTTTGGTGAACCATCACCCCAATCTACATCATAAAGATAAAATCTACCTCTTCTAAAATCATTACCAATTATTTCACTAGCAAATGTTGCATCGTCTCCAAACCTACTTATTAGTCCTTCTTCTCTATCAAAAACTTGTTCATTAAAAAATCTTGGATAAAAATAAAATTGAGCTTCTAATGGAGCAGTTGTATCATTGTAAGACTCTAATTGCCCTTCAATCATTGGGTCAAAATATTCTGTCAATGACCCAACCCCATATACACCTTCACCTTTTTTAGCCCTAACATCAATATCAGGAATAAATTTACCAGTTTCCGTTACAGAGAAATCATCTAAGTAAATATTTCCAGGAACGACTTTATATCTGTTTGTAGAACTATCAGCATTTATATCCAATACTTCAACACCTGAGTATTGAGCAACAAGGTAAAGTGGATAAAAAGTTCTAGTGGCCGCTGAATAAAAGTTACTATATTTTAAATTAAAACTAAATTCAAATTTTTCCCATTCATCCAATACAGTATTTTTAAACCTACCTGAACCTGCTATGTTACCAGGATTTGATAATGAGTTTAACTGGCCCTTTGCACTGTGTCTGTTATAATGGCCATATGTATCATATGGGTCTATTTTTGTTATTGATATTTCAACCTCAGGAAATGTTGGATTACTTACATCATCTACTTTGTTAGAATCTGTATACATCCAAAAACTAACTTTTAAATCAGGAGTGGATTGTATATCGTGATAAAATAATTCAGTTGCTTGCTCTGATGTTAAAAGTTCTTGCCATTGAGTTAGTTGTTTATATGGTTTATCACTTGTTTCATCAAGTAAAGTTTGATTAGCATTAAAGTTTAAACAAGTTCCATTGGAATGACATCTTGGATGTGTGCCTTCATCATAATCAGCTTGATGGATATATGACTCGGTTAGTACATCGTTGTACTCATGAGTTATACGACAATCATCATCATCTACAAAATCTTCATAATCTTCATCCCACCACCCATCGTTAGCTGCATTAAATTCTGAAATTGTATTTGATAGAGCCAAAGGCTGAGCTTCACTTCTAGCGTCAGCTAATGAAGTTAAACTTCCACCTGAACCTGATGCTTCAGGATAATTTACTACTATGAGGTCCATTTGGCTGCCACAATAATTATTGCCCGTACCACCACCATAATCATCTAGACATGTATTCCAGTCTTTGCCTTCTGGGTTTTCATTCGTTACACAATCTTCATTATAATCCCAGGTATTCGTAATTTTTATTGTAGCAGATGATTCCACATAATAAAATTCAACATCTGTACTATATACATAATCTTCTCTTTCAAAAATCCATCTTGGGTTTTTACCACGATACCGCGGTTTTGTATTTTCATAAAAACTACCAAAATATGAATCATATCCTGTATATCTATAATATCCCCTTGTATCAAAATCAAATGATGAATGATTAATGAATTGGTCTAAATATTCCCCATCATAATCATTATGATTATAACCCCTATTATTCATTGCTGAAGCAATACGAGGATGGCGTACTTCTATTAAATCTGGTCTTGTATAATTATCCCATAAGTGTTCATAATGGCCAGAACCAACATTAGCTACTTGAGTACTTGTCACATCAGTATAACGAATACCCCAAGATTGTGGGTGATATGAATCATCTTGATTATTATCTAAAAACCAAGTATCATAACTATCTACAAGAAAACCACTACCATTTTGTACTAAATTTGTATTTGGATATTGTTCAAATTCTTCTCCTAAATTTCCAGTGAAGTTTTCACTAGCTTTATTATCTTCTTCATAATAGAATAAACCCAATGATGGTCTTTTATCCAAGTTAGCACCAAAGTGAAATTTTTCATTGTTTGGATAACTTCTTACATGATTGGAAGCATATGTGCAAGCATCAATACCTGAAAAGTGGAAAAAGTCATTAACAGCGTTTCCTTCTACAGTGTCCCCGTATGTGTCTCTTAATGGATAATTAATATAATTAGAATCTCCAGTATCAGCGATTAAAACTGTTGAACCATCACCACACCTAGCTCTAATTTTTGAAACTCTATGTAAAGAATTATAAAATACAGTGTCACATGTTAGTTCATTAAACGGATGTATCGCACCATCATTATTATCATATGGATAATTCTCTGCTTTATAAAACAAACCATCACCACCTTTACCTTGTACTCTCATTAATTCAATGTGTTGACAAATGTTGTCATCAATGATTTCAGGTCTTACATCAATTGCACTATATGGGTCGTATGATTTATCCAATGATGGATTTAAATCAACATCAAATCCAGGAACTCCAAAATCACCACTGAATTGAACAGTACCAGTAATGTAAATTTTTTGTATATAAGATGCACCAAATGAACCATCAAATTCACTTAATAATTGGTTTTCTTTAAGTCCATTATCATTTGTAAATTCACTATTATAATCTTCTATAACTTGTTCAGGCCACGGGGTATGTGATTTAACTTCTGAGTTTTGTTCTATACCACCATGACCATATTGATTGAAAGAATCACCTGCAAAACTATAATCATATAATTGTAATATGTTTAAATCAGTGTTTTGACTTATAGATAAGTCTGGATTATTATGATGCCAATAACTATACTCATTTTGACTCTCAGCGTCTTTATCATATAAATCATAATGATTATTCCAATGCCATGCGTTTGGATAAGCATTTGATGGCGCAGGGGGTTGGATACCTCTTTGCTCATCATATTCATAAGCCCAATAAAAATTTGGATAAAGAATTTCCTGGCGGTCATCAGTTGAACCATTACTATAATCGGTAAAATATTCTTGGCTTATATATTTTTCATCTATAGCACTAGCGTCACCATCCCATGTAGAGCCTGGACCTATATGAGACCATAATTGAATGAAATGTATATTCCACCAATTATCATCTTGAAATCCTTCCATTGAGATTGGTAAACCTTGACCTTCAAACCCATTACCATAATTATAATACTTAACACCATCATATCCGTTTGGATAATTATCATCACTGTTAAGACCTTTATAATTTTGTTTAAATATTTCTTCTTTATTGGGTAAAAATTCGTGACTGACTTGATAACTAATGTATGCTATATCTTCAACATCCAAACTACTTGGTGTGAATATTATATCACCATATTTTTCTTTAAATACATCAAGATTAACTTCAACACTGACATCATTTGGAGTAACATCAGTTACATCAAATATTACATCTATATCATTATTACCTACACTTGTTAAATCAATTTCTTGGATTGTTCCACCATTACCTTGAAATGAAACAGAACTAAACAACTCTATGTCTTCATTACCTATTCCAACTTTTACATATTTTCTATAAGGACTCTCCTCAAAAAATTCCTCCATTTTTGCATCAAATTTTTCTTTTATAAAATTGTAAGTAGGATTATTAGGAAAATTAGCATACACTGGAATCTTAAGATTTCCTTCATCAGGATTTGTTTCAATTTGGTTGATTGATACTCCAGATGGATTTGATGGTTTGATTAATGGAGTTTCAATATCATCACCATCCAACCAATTTTCCAAAATATCATCAAAGTGTGTAGTGTGACACATATTTGGTCCAAAACCTGTCAATGTTTGTCTTCCAAATTTACCATCTGAATTTTGTTCACCTACGAATTGAGGTGGACACTTTCCTGGAAATACACTTTCAAATAATTCAAACTCTTCATTATCAAAATATAACTCATCTAAACCATTACCAGTGAAAATTACAGGTATGGCAACCTCACCATCTGCTTGTTCTTCAATAGGATTATTATACCCATACCCATACACGGGATAAATGTTTTCACTTGTTGTATAGTTCTCCTCTACCCAAGTTGGAGGAAGTGGAACATCTTCTCCATTGATTTGTGGTATATCATAATATCCACTTACTTCATCAAAAGCGTTAGGATTATAAGTATATGAAAAAGATTTATATGGCCAATCACCTACATATTCATCATTCTCACCATCACTACTATGAATCATCAGTGGATGATATTCAGTTGTGGGTTCTGCCTCAAAGTTATAAACTAAACTTGATTCTATATTTACAAACGAATCATCAAATTCAGATGGGTGTTCAGCACTAAATAACTCAGCATTTCCATTTCTGTTAAAATATGTGAATTTAAATGGAACTTCATTTATAGGTGATTGTAGTCCAAATATATTTATATCTTGTATTGCTTGTACAAAATCACCCCAAGTTAAACCAATTAAATTTTCTTTATCAGGATTTAATTCCATTCCACCAAAAATACATAATTGTGGGTCATGATATATTGTTGCATTTAATTCATCAACATCAGAATATATACTTTGTAGTTTTGATGAAGCGTACATTGAACCTACACAATTTGTTGGATACACTCCTTCAGGTATTAAATTTTCATCCATACTAGGATAAAACGCAGAGAAACCTTCATCACCTTCTAAGTTCTCTTCGGTTACCCAATATAAAAAATCATCTCTAAAACTACCGTACGCTTCTTCCGAGTCACTATCACATAAACAAGCCCTAATGTAAACTGTTTCTGATTGTTCACCATCATCAACCAATACACTACCGTCATTACCCCCATCTACTCCTAAACTCACAACTTGAATGTTTTGTATATTAAAACCAACTTCTGTGGCTTTTATTTGTAATATGGATTCACCACTTAAAGTAGCCGTGTATTGAGTTGTAAAGGTTGTAGATTGATTTCCAACATTTAATTGAATTAAATCATCATATGATAGTTCAAAAAAAGTAAATGGGTTACCAACAATAGTAGTTTGAAATTCAATTTTAGATTCAGTTCCTAAAGTGTCAGGTTGTTGCGATAATGAAATATCAAAAGTTACTTGATAAATATTATTTGCTGCTGTTTCAGCTAAATCTGTAGAGTATTTTATAGTTTCAACACCACTTGATATTCTTTGTATAATCCCACTAGCATTGTATTGATAAGTATAATTATCTTCAATGGAATACAATGGAGTACCTGCATATTCTCCAAGTATTAAACCAGTCGGTTGATTGGTTAAATCAAACAAATTCATTTTAATCTACCTTAAAACCACGAGCTCGCAGTAAGTCTGTTTTTGATATTATTTCTACTTTGCATTTTGCACCATAGGTTGAATGATGTGTGAAACCTTGTCCATCAGGAAAAACATTACCTCTCCAAAAATCTGAATTGTTTTTATATACATCATATATACCACTGTCACTATGAGATAAATCTTCTTGTATGTTTGGATTAAATGTTGCACAAATGAAATACCATTCTGAATAATCTATTGGAACTCTTGTATTTGTCATAAGTCCAAAAGTATGGTCATATGGTAAATCACCAATTTCAAATCCATCTGGAGGGTCAGTAAATTGGTCAGCTGAATTAAATTCTGGCAATCCTTCTCTTCTATCTAAAAACGGCATTCCAACATGTGAACCTCTTAATTTACCCTCATCTTTTACAACTAATCTTATGAATCTTTCTACATTATCTTCACTAAAAAATCCTTCATTTGGTTCAGTATCATCATAAGTTAAACCAAGTTGATTTCCATCTTGAAAAATTTGACCCCAAGTATTAGAACGGTACGCTTCATATCCCCCAACACCAACAGCATCATCTCTGTTTAAAACATATGTTTCTAATGAAAATCCAAATGCATCTTCTTGGTTTTCTCTAAATGGATTACCAAAATTAAATAAAGTTCCTTGTGATGATTTGTCTAAAAATTTAACCCACATCGTTATTGAAAAACCCGTATCTAACCAAGTTGGATTATCTGGGTCTAAACCTTTTAAAAATTCATTTTCAGTATTACGAATAATAATACCTTGATTTAAATTTCTAAATTTTAAATAACCCTTTGATTGATTTCTATAAACTGGTCGTTCGTCTTGTAATGGTGGTAGTTCTTGGTCTATGTCTTGTAAATAATCATTTAAAGTATTTCTTAAACCTTGAAGTGTATATTGCTCATTATTAGAATTAGCGTCTTGTTCTAATCTGGTTATGAATGATTCCTCTTCTTGAATACCAATTTCTGGGTCTCCATCTTGAGCTGTTGATATGTCATGATTTTCAGTATAAATATTATTATCAAGAAAAACATTATTACCATCAACATCAATCAAACCATCCGAGTCAATATCAAATTGTGGTTGAGGTCCAACTAAATTTTGAAACTCATTGAAGAAATCAATAATTCTTTGTTGACGAAGTGTCATTTCAGGAAGTAATTCAAATATCGTTGTATCTAAATATTCTTCTGCTAATCCAATATCAATGTCTTGTGTCAATTCTTGTAGATTCATAAATTGACTTAAATTAATTGGATTACCAGTTTCCCCATTGTAAAAGATATTTGTCATAGGGATATAATTATTATTAGCGTTTAATATAATACTTGAAATTATTGGAGTTTCACCACTTGAATCAAATACAATATCAAAATCACATTGAGAAATATCTAAATCTTCAGCAAAGGCTTCAACGATAGAAGTTAAACTTTGGCCTGTATCCTCATCTAAAAAATCTTCTTCATTTGCTTTGACATCTTTTTCAAATAATATTAACTTTTCAGAATTATCTCTTCCAAGTTGAATCAATCCATTACGAATTGTTTTTTGATTCTGACGAACCATTGGTAAATCTACCTCAGGTTTATTTATCAGTGTATCGGCTAGTAAATCTAAGATTTGCTCTACAGTAACCATTTATTAACTCCTCTTAACTATAAATTCAAAGTCATCATCAAATACTTGCTCTTGTCCATCATTTGTTTTTAATTTTAATTGTATTTTATAAACTCTATCAGGATAAAATCCATCTAAATATTGATTAAAATAATTTCCATTTTCATCACAACTCATTGAAGTAAATCCACTAAATGGAACAATGAACTCATCAGTAGCTACATCTTTAATCGCATATGAACCACTACTTTCAGGTATGAATGAACCAGTTACGGTTTGAACTGATGTGTTGAAAGTTTTTTGAATATATCTTTTTCTAGCACCAACTCTAAATTTAACTCGTTCACCTACCTTGTAACTTTCTCTCAATCCTTTCATATATAAAAAGTTATCACTTAACCCACTCATTGTTAATTCATTTAATGAACCAGTGTTTGAACCTGTACAAGGTAAATGGTCGTCCCAACGAACTTCTAATTTTGGTGAAAAAATCGTATGAGTGTTTCTTGAAAAGAATTTTAAATGTCCAAATGTTGTTGAGTCTGTTTCTTGACTACCACTAAAACGAATTAACATTCCATAATTTTGTTCAGCACCACTCAACCATACATTGACCATATCAGTTACATCAACATCAACATCAGGTGACTGATTTGAAAAAGCCTGTGTTGATGAACTCACGGGATAAACCGATACACCATTATTAGCCCAAACCGTTGCTGTTCCACCAATTGGATTACTACGATTTTCCCAACTACAACCATTTGTATTTTTTGGGTTATCACCAAACTTACCTGTACCATCTGTCCAAGATTGTGAGATTGGTTGAATGGCTAAAGTGTAATCTTCAGTCATTTCCGCATTACCCTCAGCTTCATAAAGTCTTAAAAAGAATCTTGGATTGTGTATATCTTTTTTAACAATTGATTGAGACATTTCAGTAAAAGCTGTTCCACTAAAGTTAACCAATGCTCTTGTCTGATGGTCAAATGAATTATTATAAAAAAACTTTTTGACTTCAAGTATTTGGTCTCTTCCGAAATTTTGGTCTTTGAAAGACTCACCTGTTATAGTTGATGAACCACTTGAAACCCAATTGTCTTGTGTTGGAAAAATAAAATGATGCATTATCTAACTACCCCCTTTACATTTTGTCTTGGATTTTTTAATTCAAATACTGCTGGTGTTTGTGGATTAGCTGGCCGATAAATTCCATTCAATAAAGCGCTTTCAAAATCATATGCATAACCATAACCAGCAGTTCCACCATCTGTGGTGATTCCGTCATTGTTATATGAATATGTGAATAGTCTTTCACCCTCACTATCAAAACCTTCACCTTCACCTACATGGTCTTCGTGTTGTGTTACACATACATAATTAACAGACCTAACACCATCAATGTCCATTAATTCATATTCTAATTGACTAATAACAATTGGTTGATTGAATTGCATTTTTTCAATCTTGAAATAATCTATAATTTTTTGTATACATCTTAATTTAACTTCTGCTTTATTTGCATATTTATGAGCCACCACATCAAACACCACACCGAAGTTTATAATATATCCATCTTGAATAGCAACATCATCTGTTAATAATTTAAAATTATTTAAATAATTTGATAAGTTGGTATTTAAAATAATAGGTGTTCCATCTGTAGCGTCTGGTAATAAAGTTCCACCAGCTTGTGCGTTACCAACTAAGTTTTTGTTTTTATCATATGCTAATATATTAACTGCTATTGTTCCAACTCCAGCATCTAATTCTTGTAATAATGGAACTTCAACATTAACTAGTGAAATCTGTTCACCGATTATACCTACATTATCAGGTATTAGAGATGGAGTCACAAAATGATAAGCATATGTATTCACAAGTTCATTGAAATGAAAATCAAAAGCACCCCTTACTTCCTCAATACTTGCATAATCAGAGTTAAGAGCAGATTGACCCTCTACTACGGCAGCTGTAAAGTCATTACTAAAATTAGTAACATTTGTTTGTAATAATTGTTGTGTGTTTGAAATACTTTGAAGTGAATCACTTATTATACCTTGATATTCGGATTGAATATCTAAAGCTGATGGTAATTCAGTTCTTGATACAATTACTTTTGCAATGTTTCCAAATCTTGATGACATATTCATAACTCTAGCTTCATAATCTTCTTTCGTCACACATCTGTTTTGTGTAGTGAAAAACGCTTTAGCTTTTTCTCTAATCTCATCCGTATCCTCTTCATCAGCTCCACCTCTAGCAGGAGTTGCATTCGTAACACCAGCAATACTCGTACCACCATCAACTAATTTAGTTGGTGTTCCAATGATTGATGTTAAGTCACCAACTGAAGCATTGGCTTCAATACCACCACCAATTCTATAAGTTATGGTTAGAGTTGTTTGTGTTGGTGTTTCACCAAGTGTTGAATACTCATCACCCAATAATGGGTCTATGGAACTATCCAAATTACCTTGCTGTCCGGGTATGATTATCCCAACTTGTTCTAAATCTAAAAAGCTATCATCAACCACATTACCATTTTTTAATATTCCATTACCAAAAACCAATGATGTTGAGTTATCTGTATTTGTTTCACGAGTAAATCTTTTTGTTGATTTAATATATTGTAAAGAGTATGGTACTGGAACTTCAGCTACATAATCTGTACCATCTATATTGGTATAAGCATTATCTCTTAATTCGTCTTGAGCATAATGTTTTTTAACAGACACTTGGTCTTGTGCTAAGAAATCAACTTCATACCATTCATTATTATTTGAATCTTTACAAGATATAATATCAATAACATTTGTTTCTGGTAAAGTTATTCTTCTAAATTTTTGTGGTGATGTTATTGTAAAAGTTTTTGTTTTAGTTTCACCACTAACAGCTCTTACCTTTCTTGTTAAAGTATAATCAGTTATCAAACCATCAGTAGCAGTATCAATTACCGGTGAACTTGTATCTGAAGCTTCACCATTATTTAGAGATGATGTTACTCTAAAATCAACTACATCTAATGTTTCAAAATACAAATTTGAATTAGCACTTGATTGAACTTTTATTCCTTCTTGAAAAACACTAGCGTTTGAATAATCAACCTGTGCTCTATTGGTTGATAGTGCGTTAACTTCTGATGTAAATGATAATTCAACAAATGATGGAACAATTGGTTTAACTTTATACCCTAACATCTTAGCCATATTGATTATATTTCTTCTCTCTTCAGCTAATGGTAATAACAATTCTTTATATTGTTGGTCTATGTAAAATGATAATACATCACCTACATATGCATTCATTTCTATTAACATCATACCAGGTGATGTTTCATTAAAATCTTTATATGTGTTTGGAAAATATGCTTGAGCATAGTCCACTAAAGATTGTTTCAATGAATTGAAATCTTTATTTAAATAATTTACATTTGATTCTTTAAAATCTTTTTTTCCGTATGTTGGCATTATTTATTCTCCATTAGTATCCACCACCACCTACACCAGCATCAGCTGATTGGTTGTTTGTCTCGTTATCAATTGATATTTGAACTGATTCCAATGTGTTCGGGTCTTGTTTTATATTAAATAAAATATCTATCACTATAGAATTTGCGTTCGTACCATTTTTTAAATTTATGTTTTGAATCTGAACAAAGGGTAACCAAAAATTAAATGTAGAAGTTATACTATCTTGAATGCTTAGAAGAGTTTCATCTGTTATTTGACCAAATAAATATCTTCTTAAATTTATACCAAGATTTGGTTGCATTAGTCTTTCACCTTGATTAGTGTTTAATAAATTTCTTATATTGTTTTTCACAGCTTCAATAGTTGTAGAAGTGGTTGCAAAAAATCCATCTTTATCATTACCTCTACGGATTGGTAAATCAATACCAACTCTGATATTAGTATCGTTATCTTCAATATAAGGTTTTCTTGATGTGTCTTTAATAGCCATTATAATAAGTCCTCAATGTCTTCTTTAAATAACTCTACAGCTGTGAAATCTCTAATACCATCTAATGTGTTCACATCAAACTCATCTTGAGAATATGGGTCTCCCCCAATATAAACATATCCAGTTGAATCTAATACACCTGTAGTCCCACCAGCTTTATTAACATCTATAGTTTTGGTTAGTACATCACTTGTTGGTCCTGAATTATTTAATATTCCAGGTGAAGTTGTACTTCCAGGTCCACCAGAAGTGGAAACAGAAATTCCTGAATTAACTGTGACTGTTTGAACAATATCAGCTTCTTGCGGTCCTATGTTGAAATCTTCTAAAACCACTGGAGCACTTAGTTGTGTAATTCTAAATTGACATTTAAGTAAAAAATTAACAATCGCTTCTTTTGTTAGCTCAGCTTCAACCTCAATTGCAGAACCTGCTGATGTATCTATATCATTTGGATTTGCCCCAGCTGCTAAAGCTGATTGTGTTTTAGCATCAATTAAATCTTGTTTTAATCCCATTATTATTTTCCGTATTTTTGTTTTTGTTTTTCGTCAGTTTTTTTTAAAACTTCTCTATAATCTTTATTTAAGAATTGACTCATTGGGTCACTAGATAGAACTTGTTGTGGTGATGTATTCATCATATCACCATATTGTTTACCAACTAATTCATTCATTCTATCAGAAGTAAATTCACTACCACCTAATGTTTTCCATTCACCATCTTGAGCTGTTTCATTCAATACATCATTCAATACTGAATTGTTTGTAAATGATTTCTTCTCAACTATTTTTTTAGGTTGTGGTTGAGATTCAATTGGTTGTTTCAATTCAGTTATCACTTCCTTAATTGCCATCGCAACTTCTTCTCTAACGACTTGTCTGATTATAGTTTTAATATTTGTTTTTTTCTTTTTCATAATTACCTCTTATGTTTATCCTCTATCATTTGGTTCTATAAAATGATGTTTACTTTTTGCGGCCTCTAATTTTGTCCTCAATGGTGTTAATGCATTTTTAAGTGGTTGTCCAAGATAACCTAATGCTAGGGGGAAATATTGGTTTGATGTTGTTTTTTCTAAGATACTAAACAATTCATCAACAACATCATACAACGCATTTCCTAAAATCATCGGCTCCATTTTTTCTTTGTTTGTTTGTTTGCTTGGGTCACCTAAATATGTTTTATTAGATTCAATTATTAAATTTTTATTTGTAGATATTGACAATGAATTACCTGCACCAATATGAATATCATTTTTAGCTGATAAATAAATGTCACCATTATATTGCCCATTACCTCTTGAATTAAATACAATTCTATCTGAATTTATAAATACTTGATTTTTATGATAACCATATAAAACATCATTTACATTATCAACTTGATTAATTGATTTTACAACTTTTGACATTAATCTTTGGTTACCTTCAACTCTATCAGAACCTAATATAAATGGAACTGGTGTTCTGGTCCAAGTAGTATCATCATCAGGATTAGGTTTTTCTAATTCAATATATTGTCCAAAATGTTGGTCAATTGAACCTGAATTAATTACACTTATTAAACTACCGTCAGCATTACTTTCATTAAAATTATTTGAATGTCTACCATTAGAAATAAAAACATATGGATTCTTATCTCTACTTCCGATTCTTAAACTATTTCCATGTCTACCTTCAAACAACATATCACCATGTGTTTCATTAATCGCTTCACCTCTATCCAATTCATCTTTTATAGGTTTCATCATTCTATTATGATTTATTTTTTTAAAGTTCAGTGATTGTCCCATCATTGTTCTTTTTTCATCAGTTGTCATTTGAACAATATCTGTAATTGGTTTTTCAGGTACAAACATAAAATCATTATTAAAATTTGGATTGTTTTGTGTATTCAATGGTCCAAGATAATATTTTATACCTCCAATTTCACAAAGTAAAACAGGGTCTCCTTTAGCAGGTACATCAACAAAACCTCTCATAAGTGGAAAGTATCTATCAG